ATCGCCCCACTCGTCGATGTACTTGTTCGTGCGCTTCTTCGTGAACGGTTTGTCGGTGCGGAACAGCAGGCCGCGCTTCGGCGCGTTACCAATTCGCAGCGGGCCTTCGCCAATCAGCTCGCGCACTTTCTCTTCCGCTTCGAGCGCGATCTGCTCGTTGCGGATGTCCAGGTCGATGAACGGCGTGTTGGTCGTCAGGATGCCCACGCCATCGCGGTCATGGCCGTTCTCCAACCACTCCTTCAACTGCTTCTTCGTGGACTTCGCCTTCGACCAATCATCAAACCCTGGTGCCTTTTTGCCGACCGCGATTGGAATAATTTCGTAGCCACGCGCAAGCAGCTTGGCACCATAAGCTGCAAGGAAGGCTCCATTCTTTACGTCGATGTCATTGCTCATTACAGGTCGTCCTCTTCTTCCTCATACTCCATTGGGTACATCAACTGCTCTTTGCGGATTGCGTCTCGCCCGCACATCGCCTCGATATGTTCGGCGGCACGCTGCGGCACGCGACCTTCGCGCACAAAGCGCGAAAGACTGCCGGGGGTGATGCCGACCTTGACCGAGAAGGATTCCAGCGTGCCTTCAGTCGTGTGATCGAGCGCGAGTCGGCGCAGCATGTAGCTGATGCGCCGCTGCGCGAACAGCGCCTTCTTGTCCGGTCGGTGTCGGTCGTGGTGTTCTTGATGCCTGAAGTGAGGCGGAAATTTCATCGGTGGTGCTCCTTCGTTGACAGGGTTTTAGATGGGTTCTGAACGTAGCTCAGAAAAAGTTTGAAGAATTATTGCACAAATGCTTGACCAACCGCAACGTTGTCGGTATAGTTCGTTCCGTTGCAACACGAAATCACTCGGTTGTGATCTGATAGTGCACCACCTAGTAGGTGGTTCATTCTCTAAAACCCCTCTAACGACTACATGGAGTCCGAAATTATGAGTATCGAAAAAGCCCTGGCCGATATGACCGCCGCCCTGATCGCCAACACCGAAGCTGTGCAGGCGTTGATCAAAGCACAAGGCGGCAAGGCACCGGCTGGTAAATCCGCTGACAAGGAAGAAGCCGAAGCCAAGCCAGCCGCAAAAACCACCGCAAAAACCACCGCCAAGACCACCGCCAAGTCGGACGACGGCGACGACGAAATCAGCGAAGAAGTGATGAAGGCCGCGCTGAACAAGGTCAAGGAAGAGCTGGGCAGCGACGAAGCCAAGAAGATCATCAAGACCGTCGCCAAGGTCGATAAGATGGCCGAAATCCCTGAAGGCAAGCGCGCCGCCATCGTCAAGAAGTGCAAGGAAACCCTGGAATCCGCCGCTGAAGAAGGCGGCGAAGGCGGCGACGACGACGGCCTGTAATTTGCCGTGACCGAGCACACATTTACCCTGGCGCAGATGCGTCAGGCGATGCAGGAGCGAGTAGAGTCTGGACACTCCGTATTCGCCCCTTCAGCATCGAAGATGTGGCTCAATTGTCCGGGGTCGCTGATCCCCAACCTGTTCGCGCCGGATGATGCTGGCGAGGACGCGGCCTACGGAACCGTGGGCCACATGGTCGGGGAAACGTGGCTCCGCGATGGCAAGAAGCCCTCTCACCTGCTCGGCACGAAACACCGCGTTGAAGCAGGTGAGGGGGTTTTTGTCATTGAAGTGGACGACGTGATGATGGAGTACGTTCGGCAGTACGTGAAGTATTGCGAGAACCTGCCCGGTCAGCACTTCGTCGAAGTCCGCGTGGACTTCTCTCGGCTCACTCCGATCCCGAACCAGGGCGGCACCGCCGACCATGCAGCGTGCAGTCCCGGCCTGCTGGTCATCACCGACCTGAAGATGGGCAAGGGCGTGCGCGTGTATGCGGAGAAGAACACGCAAGCGATGCTGTACGCGCTGGGGTTCTTCTATAAGTGGGACTGGCTGTATGGGTTCAAGAAGATCACTGTGCGAATCGCCCAGCCCCGAATGGACAATTGGGACACATGGGACATCAGCCGCGAAGAGCTGCTGGCGTTCGCAGAGGATGTGAAGATCAAGGCTGCTGCGGCGTGGGTTCAGAACGCACCGCGCCGTGCCAGCCCTGAAGCGTGCCAGTGGTGCCGCGTGCAGGCCACATGCACCGCGAAAGCGATTGCCGTGGTCAAGCTGACGGAAGGTATCTTCGGTGACACCACCGAGGTGACGGAGCAGGAATCAAACGACCTGAAAATGGGTCTTCGCTGCTTCAAGGACTACCCGAAGCCGCCCGTGGACGTGCACACGCTGTCCACCTACGACATGGAGGTGCTGTACAACTGGCGAGGATCGGTTGAGCAGTTCTTCAAGAAGGTGGGCGAAGAGTTGATGCGCCGCGCACGTAACGGCCACCCGCTCGATATGTACAAGCAGGTTGAGGGCGTCTCGCACAGGGCATGGCGGAACCAGAAGAAGACGTTGGATCATCTGGTGTCGCTGGGCCTGAAGCGTGAAGACTTGCTCTCCGAAGTCATCCCGTCACCAGCGCAAGTAGAAGACCTCTTGCGCAAGGCCGGGTACAAGACCAAGGAGCTGCCCGGATTACTGGACGGGTTGTTCTTCAAACCGCCTGGGGGTGCAACCCTGGCGCTGAAGACCGACCGCCGACCAGCTCTCGGAGACAAGTTTGAAGACGTGTTCTCCGACACAAGCGAACTTTGACAATGACACTGAAACCCTGAAAAGGAAATCGAATTATGGCACTCAAGCAAATTGACAGCGGCGAAAACTTCAAGATTTATCAGGACGGCGAGAACAAGTACATCCTGATCGAGAACGTCCGCCTCTCCTTCCCGGCCATCGGCCACATGAAAGAGAACAAGGACGACGACACCGGCAAGGTGTCGCGCAAGTACGCCGGTGTGCCAATGCTGTCCAAGAAGTCCCACGTTGACGCGAAGGACGCATTCGTCGGCCTCATGAACGAGCTGATGAAGAAGAACGAAGTGAAGATTCCACCGGAGTACCGCTGCATCAAAAACGGCGACGACACCGACCGCGAAGAGTACGCGGGCCACTGGATCATCTCCGCTTCCGAATCGCGCCGTCCTACCGCCCGCGACAGCAAGGGTAAGCTGATCCTCGACCCTGAAAAGGTCACGGACGGCGATGAAGTCGAAGCGATGCTGGACAAGATCGACGAGACTTTCTTCGCGGGCTGCTACGTCAACGTCCTGCTGCGTCCGTGGTATTTCAACGGCACCGCAAAGGGCGCGACGAAGAAGTTCCCCAAGCGTATCTGCTGCGGTCTGTCCGCGATCCAGTTCTTCAAGAAGGGCGATCCGTTCAGCCAAGGCCGCATCAACGACTCCGAAGTCGATTGGACCAGCGCTGGTTCCGACGAGGACGAAGACGACCTGGGCAGCAGCAAGCCGAATCGTAAGAAGGCCACCACGGTCGATGATGACGATGAGCTGTAACACCTCCATGTAGTACCGCAGGCCCGCGTGCATAACAGCCCGTGGGCCTGTTCTCGTTTAAGGACACACCAATGCCACGTGATTCACTCTCACAAGCCTATATCGACTCAATCGTCGATGCGGACAAGGAAGAAGCCACCTGCGACACGGAATGCTTCTCCGACTACTGGTGCATCGGCTTCCAGAACATCGCCACCAACTCGCAGGTGGTGTATGAGCTGTATGACGGCGTTGCACTGAACATCCCGAAGGTGCGGGCCATCTTGCGCAAGTACCGCATCTACACCTTCAACGGCGCAGGCTACGACATCCCCATGATCTGCCTCGCCATGTCCGGCGCGGACAACGAAACGCTCAAGCAGTGCAACGACGACATCATCGTTCGCCGTATGCCGATCTGGAAGCTGGCCGAGAAGTACCCCATCATCATCCCGGCGTGGCTGGACACCGTTGACCTGTTCGACGTTGCGCCCGGCGTGAAAATCTCGCTGAAGAAGTACGCGGCCCGCATGGGCATGAAGCGCATGAAGGAAACCCCGGTGCCGTTCGACAAGCCGCTGCGCCCGGTCGAGCGCCCGCAACTGCGCAAGCGCGTGGTCGAATATATGTTCAACGATCTGGAAGTGACCGCAGAGCTGAAGCGCCGCCTGCCGGACGAACTGCTGCTGCGCTTCGACCTGACGCGCCAGTACCGCGTGGACGTTCGCAGCAAGTCCGATGCGCAGATCGCGGAAGCCCTGATCAGTTCCGAGTACGAGCGCAAGACGCGGCAGCGACCGGAGAAGCCGACCGTGACCGCGATGACCTTCAGGTACACGCCGCCACAGTTCATTCGCTTCGAGACGAAGCAGCTCCAAGACATGCTGCACGTGGTCACGACCGCCGACTTCAAAGTGAAGGGCGGCCCGAAGCCCGACGCGCACAGCAGCGATGCGTACAAGAAGGCGTGGGGCGTGGTCAAGCTGCCCGAATCCATCAAGGCGCTCGACATCCAGATCAACGGCACCAAGTACAAGATGGGTATCGGCGGCCTGCACTCGAAAGAGAAGAAGCGCTCGTACATCATGGACGAGGACACCGTGATCGAAGACCGCGACGTGCGCGGCTATTACCCGGCGCTGATGCTGGCCTGCGGCTTCTCGCCTGCGTCCATCGGCGTGCACTTCACTCCGATTTTCAAACACTTCGTCAACACGCGAAACCGCTACAAGTCCCTGGCCGCTAAATTCGAGAAGCTGGACGCGGCCAAATCCGTTTCGTACAAGCGCGTCTCCGACGCCTTCAAGATCGTCAACAACGGCACGTTCGGCAAGACCGGCTCGCCGTACTCCGTGCTGTACGCGCCGAAGATGATGATCAACGTGACGATCACCGGGCAGCTCTGCCTGCTGATGCTGATCGAGCGCCTGACCCTGGCCGGATTCACCGTCATCAGCGCCAACACTGACGGCATCGTGACAGTGATACCGAAAGACCGCTACAACGAGTTCGACAACATCGTGTGGGATTGGGAGTTCGACACGCACCTCGCCACCGAGGCCGTGCGCTACTACGGCGTGTACAGCCGCGACGTGAACTCGTACATCGCGCTCACCTGCGACGCTGACGGCAACCCGGTCAAGGCCAAGCGCAAGGGTCTGTTCGCCAAGGCGGGCCTGCAAGAGAAGCACGACCCGACGTTCGACATCTGCTCGACCGCCGTGGTCAACCACCTGCTGAAAGGCGACGACATCGAGCGCACGATCCGCGCCTGCGACGACATCCGCGAGTTCGTCGGCGTGAAGCAAGTCGAGAAGCCGGGCGGCTTCTACAACGGCGAGCACCTGGGCGTGATGGTGCGCTGGTACTACAGCGTGGACACGCCGTATGCGTTCATCAGCAAGGAGTCCGGTGCTCGCGTGTCCGGCACCACAGGATGCCGACCGATCATGGACTTGCCGGACGATTACTCGGTGCCGGAAGACCTCGACTACGAGTGGTACATCCGCGAAGCCTACGCACGCCTGGACGACATCGGCCTGAAGATTCAAGACCCGCGCATCGCCAAGCAGCACGGCACCATGCTCGCATCGCTGCCGAAGCAGAAGACCCTGCACTACGTCCAGCGCGGCACGCGCATCGCCTACTGCGAGCGCGGCGAGAAGACCGTGCGCGATGCGTGGCAAGAGCACGTCTATGTGCCTGAACACATGCGCGTCTGTAAAACCTGCCGTGAAGAGCGCGGCTACGTGGATAGCGAGGTGGATCAAGATGCTGCCACTGCCTAACATGCGCCGCGACCTTGAGGTGAGCCTTGAGGAAGCGGTGATCGGCTATGCGCACAAGCGCGGCTGGTGGGAAGGGAAGTTTGTCTGCCCAGGCCAAGTCGGCGTGCCGGATCGCATCTTCATCCGGCGCGGGCGCGTGATCTTTATCGAGCTGAAGAAGCTCGGCGAGAAGCCGAAGCCGAAGCAGCTCTCGAAGCACGCGGAGATGCGCAAGTACGGCGCAGAGGTGTTCTGGACTGACAATCTTGAGGAAGCAATGAGGATTTTGAAATGAGCCACCGTGATCCGTTTTTGTACGACATCCTGGCGCGCTTCGACGATGTAAAGCTGAAGCGCGAGCAGATGCACGGCTACCAGGGGGAAGCGTACAACTTCCTGCGTGATAACCGCTTCAGCGGCCTCTTCATCGACATGGGCCTGGGGAAGACCGTCAGCGCTGGCACGCTGATCGCCGACATCGTGCACGGCCTGCTGGACGGCGAAGAACTGGCCGATGGCGAGAAGGTGCTGGTGATCGGCCCGCTGCGCGTGGCGACCGCGACATGGCCCAACGAGTTCGACAAGTGGGAGCATCTGGCCTCCATGAACTACAAGGTCGTGCACGTGGACGACGACGACCCGCGCCTGAAGCAAGCGTACAAGGCGGCGTGGGCCGATGGCCTCGAACGCCAGATGTTCACCAGCGAGCGCCAGAAGTACGCCAACACCGCGCAGGCCGCGTGCAAGGAGCGCCTGCGACAAGAGGCGGCCACCGACAAGGCCACCGTGCACTTCATCAGCCGCGACTGGATCGAGTGGCTGGTGCAGTTCTACCTGAAGCGCGGCAAAGGCTGGCCGTACCGCTGCGTCATCATCGACGAGTCGAGCGCGTTCAAGGATCACAACACGAACCGCTTCAAGGCGCTGCAAAGCGTGGTCGATTTTCCAGGCAACGTCACGCGCTGTCACATCCTCACCGCGACGCCCGCCGCCGAGAGCTACATGAACCTGTTCTCGCAGATTTACCTGCTGGACAAGGGCAAGCGCCTGGGCAAAGAGCTGTCGATGTATCAGCGCCGCTACTTCACCGAGAACAAGTACACGCGCAAGTGGGAGCTGCGCCCGGACGGCGAGAAGGACATCCTGGCGAAGATCGCCGACATCTGCCTCGTGATGAAGCGCGAGGATTACCTGCCGATGGTGCCGCCGCGCTTCATCGAGCGCCCGGTGTACATGACGCCCGACCAGATGGCGCTCTATCGCAAGATGGAGAAGGACATGGTGGTCACGCTCGCGGACGGCACCGAGGTGGCGGCCGAGTCGGCGGCGGCCTTGTCGGCGAAGCTGCTGCAAATGGCGTCCGGCGTGCTGTACAACACGACCATGGAGCCGGGCCTGGAAGAAGAGGACGACCACGCCAAGGTGCTGAAGATTCACCGCATCCACGAGCACAAGATCGAGATGCTGAAGGAGATCGTGGACGAGGCGCAGGGCAAGCCGATCCTGCTGGGCTATCACCATCGCTCGTCGAAGGAGCGCCTGAAGAAAGCCTTCCCGAACCTCGTCTTCATGGACAAGACCGGCAAGTGCATCAAGAAGTGGAACAAGGGTCAGATACCGATCCTGGCGATGCACCCGGCGTCGGGCGGCCACGGCTTGAACCTGCAAGACGGCGGCCACATCGTCGTCTTCTTCGACATCCCGTGGTCGTTGGAGCTGTACCAGCAGTTCATTGGCCGCCTGGATCGCCAGGGCCAGCTCGAACGTGTGACGGTCTTCCACATCGTCTGTAAAGGCACCCTGGACGAAGCCGTGATCGAAGCGCTGACGGCCAAGGACGACGCGCAGATGATGCTGTTTAACATCCTGCGGCGAATGCGGAAGAAGCTGGTGAAGCTGATGAAGGACGCGAAAGGTAAGGCCATGGACTTCGATACTCGCGTGGAGGCGCTGCTGGCCGACGAAGTTCTGTAAAGACCCCCACAGGGTTTTTCCCTGCTGTATGATCCCCACTTATTCAATGAATAGCTGGGGATTTTTTTTTATGGCGAACAAGATAATAGAAAGGTTTGAAGTGCACGTCGGGCATCGTGCACAAGAAGCCTGCCTACTAATCGGCATGGCCTATCCCACCTACGCCGCGTACCGCAATGGTTCACGCGCCCTGCCGATCTACCACCACAACCACATCAAAGACATCATGCGCCTGCCCAGCCGGGAGCTGCGCGCATTGATCGCTGAAAGGATTGGCGAATGAAGCCACGTGAACACATCACTCGTCGGAAGAACGCCCACGCCGACGAAACCAGCAACGTGATCATGTATGAGGGCGCGAACCTGTCGCAGCTCTCCGTGCTGTTCCGCATGGATCACCGCGTCCTCGTCGAGAAGTTGCACCAATGTCCGCCGACCGGCGTGCGTAACGGCACCTCGATCTGGCGCATCGACGTGGCCGCCCCGTACCTCGTGCGCCCGATGTTCGACATCGAAGAGTATGTGCGCAAGATGAACCCCACCGACCTGCCGAAGATGCTGTCGAAGGAGTTCTGGTCGGCGCAGAAGATCAAGCAGGAGGTGCAGGAACGCGAAGGCAACCTGTGGCAGACCGAGCGCGTCGTGCGCGCCATCGGCGGCGTGATGAAGATCGTGAAGAACTCCGTGCGACTGTTCGTGGACGCCGTGGATCGCCAGTCCGAACTGAACGAAGCCCAGCGCCGCATCCTGAAGAACCTGGGCGATGGCCTGCTGAACGAGGCGTACCGCAACGTGGTCAAGGAATTCAGCGAGAAGCCGACCAACCCGGAGCAGCAGGAAGCCGTGGCCGAAATGATCTACGAGGTGAAGCAAGGCCCAGCGCCCGTAGTTGAAGAGGAAGACGACGATGAGCTTTGATACCCTGGATGACATCGTGATCGCGTGCGCGGATCAACTGCGCCCGCCTGAACGACTTAGCGTGTCGGATGCAGCCGCGAAGTACCGCAAGGTGAACTCACCCGGCGCGTATGTCGGCGACTGGCTCAATTCGACGACCCCGTACATGCGCGAGCCGATGGACGTGTTCGCATCGACCGAGTTCAACGGCATCGCCTTCGTAGGCCCGGCGCAGTGCGCGAAGACGGACGGCCTGATCATCAACACCACGCTCTACTCGGTCAAGATCGACCCGATGGACATGATGATCGTCTGCCCGACCAACACGGCGGCCCGCGACTTCTCCATGCGCCGCATCGACCGCCTGAACCGCGACACCGAAGCCGTGGGCGACATGATGATCCCCGGCTCCGCGAACGACAACAAGTTCGATAAGCATTACAAGAACGGCATGATGCTGTCGATCTCCTGGCCGACGCCGACCGAGCTGGCAGGTAAGCCGATTCCGCGTGTGGTCTTGACCGACCGTGACCGTATGCCGGACGACGTGGAAGGCGACGGCGAGCCGTTCGACTTGGCGATGAAGCGAACCACCACATTCGGCTCCAACGCCATGTGCCTCGTCGAGTCCTCGCCGTCCCGCGAGATCACGGACATCAAGTACATTCTGCGCACGCCTCACGAAGCGCCACCAGCACCGGGGATCATCGGCCTGTACAACCGTGGCGACCGCCGCCGCTGGTACTGGCCCTGCCCTAACTGCGACCGCTACTTCGAGGGCAAGTTCGAGCACCTGAAGTGGACACGCGAAGAGGGCGAATCGAACACCGAGTCGGCAGAGAGCACGCGGATGCACTGCCCGCACTGCGATCATCCGATCCACGGCAACCACCGCTTCGAGATGAACGAGTGGGGCATGTGGGTCAAGGACGGCGAGTACATCAACAAGTTCGGTAAGCGCTGCGGCCAAGGTATGCGGTCGATGATCGCGTCGTTCTGGCTGCGCGGCGTGGCCGCCGCATTCGTCACGTGGAAGAAGCTGGTCAATATGTACCTCGACGCCATGGACGAATTCGAGCGCACCGGCTCCGAAGAGGCGCTGAAGAAGTTCTACAACAACGACCTGGGCGAGCCATACATCAGCAAGGCCCAGCAAGAGCTGCGCGTACCGGAGACGCTGAAGGCCCGCGCAACGAAGCTGCCCGACCATCTGGCCCGCACGGTGCCGGAACACGTGCGCTTCCTCGCCGCCACGGTGGACGTGCAGAAGGGCGCGTTCGTCGTGCAGGTGAACGGCATCAAGCCCGGCGCACCGTTCGATATCGAAGTGATCGACCGATTCGAGATCAAGAAGTCCGCGCGCCTGGACGAAGACGGCCATCCTCTGCCGGTGCGCCCCGCGACCTACACGCAGGATTGGGACTTGCTGATCGAGCACGTGATGGACTTGGAGTACGAGCTGTGTGATGGCAGTGGCCGCAAGATGTCGATCAAGATCACCGGCTGCGACTCCGGTGGTAAAGCGGGCGTGACCGGCAAAGCCTACGAATTCTGGCGTCGGCTGCGCAACGAAGGCATGGCTAATCGCTTCGTGCTGCTGAAGGGTGACGGTAAGCCCGGCCAGCCGCGCACCCGCGTGTCCTACCCGGACTCGGAGCGCAAAGATAGTAAGACCTCTGCGCGGGGTGATGTCCCTGTCCTGATGCTCAACTCGAACGTCCTGAAGGACGACCTGAATGGTCGCCTGGACAGCCTGGAACCGGGCAAGGGCATGATCAACTTCCCGTCCTGGCTCTCCGACGCATGGTTCGCCGAATTGTGCGCGGAAGTGCGGGAAATGAAGGGCTGGATCAAAGTGAACTCCCGCAACGAGGCATGGGACTTGCTGTACTACTGCATCGGCCTGTGCGTATCCACCTACGTCCGTGTCGAATCGTTGGACTGGTCGAACCCGCCAAGCTGGGCCGCAGAGTGGGATCACAACGACTTTGTGCGTAAGGCGGATGAAGAGAACCCCTATGCAAACCGTGTAAAATCCGAGCCTGACTTCGCCGCAATGGCTCAAGCTCTCGCCTGAAAGGAAAACCGAAATGACTTGTACTCCCGACCCTGTAACCGCAGCAGCACTTCAGACCCAGCTTGACGAGGCGGTGAAGGCATACCACGAACTGATGACCAATCAAGCCGCCCGCGTGGTGGTAGACATGAACGGTCAGCGCGTGGAGTTCGCAGTGGGCAATGCGTCCCGCCTGAACTCCTACATCCTTCAACTGAAGCAGCAGCTCGGTTTGAATGTCACCGACCCGTGCGTGGGCGGTTTCATCCCTTCCGCTCCCGCAGGCTTCTACTTCTAAGGCACGACCATGGCAACCCGCAAACAGAAATCGCTCGCGGTGACTACCGCATCTGGCGGCGGCGTGGTGGAGCAGGCATACGGCGGTGGTATCGAAGGCGCAAGCCGGACAAGCCGCGAGATGCTGAAGTGGGTTCCACCTATCGTATCGCCCGACCAGCAGATCAACCACAACAAGGAGCTGATGGACGCACGTGGCCGCGACAGCGTGCAAAACGACGGCCTCATTACCGGCGCTGTTCACGTGCACCGCGACTCCATCGTCGGCGCGCAGTTCCGTCTCGTCTCCAATCCGAACTACAAAGCTCTCGGCGCAAGCGAAGCCTGGGCCAAGGCGTTCAAGGAAGTCGTGGAGTCGCGCTTCAACCTGATGGCCGAATCCGTGGACTCGTGGTTCGACGCTGGCCGCTGCATGACCTTCACCGACATGATCCGCCTGGGCGTCGGCGGCTTCGTCTTTACCGGCGAGGTGCTGGCTACCTGCGAGTGGCAGCGCGATCAGGCCCGCCCGTTCAACACCTGCTTCCAGATGGTGTCGCCGACGCGCCTGTCGAACCCGAACGGCACCATGGACGACGCCAACATCCGTGCGGGCATCGAGCGCGACATCTATGGTCGCCCGCAAGCCTACTGGATTCGTCAGGGCTTCCCCGGCGACTTCATGCAGGGTGACGATCAGTGGAAGTGGCGACGTGTCCCGGCGTACTTCCCGTGGGGCCGCCGTCAGGTCATCCACATCAAGGAGTCGCTGCAAGCCGAGCAGACCCGTGGCGTGGCCGACATGGTGAGCGCGCTGAAGGACATGAAGATGACCCGCAGGTTCAGCGAGATCACGCTGCAAAACGCCATCGTCAATGCGACCTACGCCGCCGCCGTGGAATCGGAGCTGCCGAGCGAGGTGGTGTTCGCGTCGATGGGCGCTGGCGGCCCTGGCTTGAAGAACGCACTGAGCGAGTACATGGCCGCCATGACCTCGTATGTGAACGGCTCGAACAACATCAGCATCGACGGCGTGAAGATGCCGCACCTCTTCCCCGGCACGAAGCTGAACCTGAAGACCGCAGGCACGCCGGGAGGCATCGGCCAGTCGTATGAAGAGAGCCTGCTGCGCCGCATCGCCGCGCCGCTGGGCATCAGCGCCGAGCAGTTCACGAAGGACTTCAGCAAGTCCAACTATGCGGGTGCACGCGCCTCCATGTCGGAAACCGAGAAGTTCATGCGTGGCCGTAAGAAGACCGTGGCCGATAAGCAGGCGACCATGATGTACGTCTGCTGGCTGGAAGAAGAGATCAACCGCAAGGACTCGGTGATCCCGCTGCCGAAGAACTTCAACTTCTACGACCCGTACATGCGCGAGGCGCTGGTGGCCTGCACATGGATCGGCGCTGGTCAGTCACAGATCGACGAGACGAAGGAAACCCAGGCGGCGCTCATGCGCATCAAGGGTGGCCTGTCCACCTATCAGGACGAGATCGCCAACCTGGGTAAAGACTACCGCGCCGTGTTCCAGCAGCGCGCAAGCGAAGAGAAGCTGATCGAAGAGCTGGGCCTTTCGTTCAGCCTGGACGCGACCAAGCCTGGAACCAACGACCGCCAGCAAACCATGCAGGACGCGAACGGTAACGAGGACGATCAACCGCCTGCACGCAAACAAAAGGAGAAGAAGTAATGAGTGACCATCTGGCCCACAGCGCCGCGCAGCGCATGAACCTGCGCGAGCAATTCATCCACCCTTCCTACCAGGGCTTCAGCAACGACCTCATGATGATGTCGGCGCAGAACCCGGACGCGGCGAAGGAGAAGTTCATGTCGCATGTGCGCGGCGAGCTGTGCGAGGCGTATGGCTTCAGCAGCCGCGTGCAGAACAAGGCGTTTGCCTTCGCTGACGGCATAGCTATCATTCCGATGCACGGCTCGCTGATCAACCGCTTCGGCGGCTACTACGGCTACGTCACCGGCTACAACTTCCTGCGCTCGCAGTTCAACCTCGCCATCAACGACCCGGACGTGACCGCAATCGTGTTCGACGTGAACAGCTACGGCGGCGAAGCTGCTGGCTGCTTCGAGCTGGCCGCCGAGATCGCCGCCGCACGCGGCACGAAGCCGATCATCGCCATGGTCGATTCCAACTGCTACAGCGCCGCCTACGCGCTGGCGTCCGCCGCCGACAAGATCATCGCCATCCCGTCCGCAGGGCTGGGCAGTGTCGGCGTGGTTGCAATGCACATGGATATGAGCCAATGGCTTGACAAGATCGGCCTGAAGATCACCTTCATCTACAGCGGCGATCACAAGGTCGATGGCAACCCGTACCAAGCGCTTCCTGCGTCGGTGAAGGCCGATATTCAGAAAGGCGTTGACAAGTCCCGCGCCACGTTCGTGACCGTCGTAGCGCAAAATCGGAAGATGGACGAGAAAGTCGTCTATGATACCGAGGCCAAAACCTACCGTGCCGACGATGCAAAGGCGTTGGGACTGGTGGACGTGATTGCCGTGCCGCGTGCGGCGCTGCAAGCCCTGATCGACGGCGACGACATCGACGATGAAGTATCGGACGGTGAAGAAGCTAAAACGAAAACTGTAGCAACCACTGAACCTGTAAAGGAGAACACCATGGCTGACCAAGAAAAGACCCCCGACACCGCAGCACTGTCGGCAACCGCAGCAGCGAACGAGCGCGCCCGCGTGCAAGGCATCCTGAACTGCGAAGAAGCGAAAGGCAATCCTGCCCTGGCTAACCACTTCGCCTTCGCGTCCAGCATGTCCGTGGTCGAAGCCCAGGCCGCCCTGAAAGCTGCTGCGCCCGCCGCGCCGTCCGCTGAAGAAAAAGCCAAGGCCGAAGCCGACGCCAAAGCGAAAGCCGAAGCCGACGCCAAAGCGAAAGAAGAAGCCGACGCCAAGGCCAGCAAAGGCACCGGCTTTGAAGAAGCCATGAACAACGCTGATCACCCGAATGTCGGCGCTGATAAAGGCGGCAACGGTTCCGGTAGCGCGGTGGACACGATCATGTCGTCGTTCACCATGGCTACCGGCTACAAAGAGCCATCGAAGAAGTAAAATTCGGCCCGGCAGTAAATCTCTAAACCCTTTATAGGAGCATCATCATGGCAGACCAAAAGCCACTGAATCCTCGCCAAGACCTCGCAATGTCGGAAGTCTTCGCAACCCGCAACGGCCCGCTGCAACTGTTCATCGGCGGCGTGGACGTGGCAACCGATTCCGGCCTCGCCGACGCGGCCATCGAGAAGTACGCACTGATCGCCATCCTGGCGACCGGCCACGTGACTCCGTTCGTTCCTGGCACCCATACCGGCGTCCAGGCAGCGGTGGCCGCCCAGCCTGTCGCCATCGGTCAGGAATGCCCGTACTTCCTGTCCGGTCGCTTCAACCACGAAGCAATCGTGTGGCCTGCTGGCGCAGCGCTGGATACCTACGTCGAACGCAAAGCACTGCTGGTCGGCTGCAAGGTGCAAGTGGGCCATCTGAACTAATCGGCCATTCGTATAAACAGTTTTAATCAATAAGGAGCAATACCATGGCTGATACGGCTAACCTGTACGACCTGATGACCCTGCAAGGCGTATCCCGCCGCGTCAAGGTCGCCCCGGCCTTCTGGCTGACCGAGTTCTACAAACAGCAGATCAACTTCGATCAGGAGTACATCTCGTTCGACCGCGTGTTCGAGGACAAGCGCTATCTGGCACCGTTCGTTGTCCCGAACGTGTCGGGCCGCCCGAACCGCCTGCAAGGCTACACCTCGGAGCGCTTCAAGCCTGCTTACACCAAGCAGAAGGACATCGTTGATCCGACGATGCACATGGAGCGCATGGCCGGTGAAGCCTACGGCGGCACCCTGTCCCTGCAACAGCGCCGCGATGCAGTGATCGCGTACCTGATCCAGACGCAGAAAGAGAAGACCCAAAACACCTGGAACTATCTGGCTGCACGCGCAACCATCGACGGTCAAGTGATCATCAAAGGCGAAGACTACCCGGAAACTCTGGTGGACTTCCGCCGCGATGCGTCGCTGACCTTCAACCTGACTGGTGGCGCGACCTGGGATCAAGGCACCGCGAATCCGCTGGAAGACATCAAGGACGCCCGCAAGCAGGCGAACGAGCTGTCGGGCGCACGCATCTCGCGTCTGGTCTTCGGCGGCAACGCCTGGGAGCTGTTCACCCAGCGCGTCGATCTGAAAGACCTGATGGACAAGACCGTGGGCGGCGTGCAGGCGACCGTGACCCGCATCAACTCCCTGACCGATGGTTACGAAGACAGCATCGAGTACATGGGCACCATCGCTGGCGTGTCGGGCCAAGGCCGGATCGAATGCTGGGTTGACACCACTCGCTACATCGACCCGGACACCCTGGCCGAAACCTACTACCTCGACACCGACACGGTGGTGGGCGTGAGCGATATGATGTCCGGCGTGCGCTGCTTCGGCGCGATCCGCGACAAGCGTGCGGGCTTCCGCTCCCTCGATATGTTCTTCAAGAATTGGGACGAGGAAGACCCAAGCCAGGAATACCTGCTGACCCAATCCGCGCCGCTGATGGTTCCGCGTGAACCGAATGCGACCTTCAAGATCAAGGTCAAGTAAGCAGTGACAGCAGGCCGGGGAGCGATCCCCGGCTTCAACATCTCATAGACTCCCAAGGAGAGCACCATGCCTAAACGTATCGCAGTCAATACCATCATCCTCCACCGTGCAGGCGTAGGCCGCGTCCGCGTCCCTGCCGGTAAGCTGTTCGACTTCACCGCCGCCGAGCTGGAAACCCTGAAGGAAACCGCGCCGGATTCGATCCGCACCCCGCGCAACGAAGTCGAGTCCGTGCAGGAAGTCGAAGTCCCGAAAAGCCAAGCCAACCAGGGCGGCAAGGGCGGCAAGGGCGGCAAGCAACAGCAGTCGGCCAAGGTCGAATCGAAACCTGAAGGCGACGGCGAAGGCGCTGATGCCGGTGCCGGTGCTGGCGGCGCAGAAGACGAGCTGTAATCATGGTGGACTTCGCAGCCCTCATCGCACGCAGCCGTCGTGTCGTGCACCGCACCTTCGCATTCGCTTGCGAATACGCGGACGACGTGGTTGTTGTGCCGACCCCGCTGCGAGTCCGCTGGCACTACAGGCAAGCCCCAATCGGCGACATCGAGAACACTGGCTATGCCATGGTCATCGACGAGATCGAGAAGGCCATCTTCGATAAGGACGAGCTGCTGGCCCTGGGCATCACCATCAAGGCCGGTGGCCGTCTCACCGTTAAAGCGCCGGGCTTCGAGGCCGTTCTGGCAATCGACTCACAAGACGATCAGCCGGGGCCGGTCAACGAAGTTTGGCGCGTGGGGAAACTCCATGCCGGACTCGCTCCTTGACACTGCCGCCTTCATCAACCATCTGCCGGATGTAGTTGAGAAGGCCGCGCAGCTCTCCATCAATCAGGTCGCCACACGTGGCGGCCTTTCTCTTATCAAGAACGACATTCTGGAACACATCCGGTTCCCGAAGGACTACCTGACTTCCGACAGGCTGGCCGTCACGCAGAAGGCCAAGCCCGGCCAGCTCGAAGCCGTGATCGGTGCACGCGAGCGTCCGACCTCGCTGGCCCGCTTCGCGTCGCCCGGCACGCCTATCGGTTCGCGCCTGAAGTCCGGCGTGCACGTGCAGGTGGCCGCACGCGGCGGCAGCACCACGTTCAACAAGGCGTGGCTCGTGCGCCTGAAGAACGGTAACGTGGGCCTCGCAATGCGGCTCACTGACGGCAAGCCGTTCGATAACAAGAACAAAGCTGTGACCTCGTGGCTCATACCGGACAAGGTGGCGCTGCTGTACGGCCCGTCCGTGGATCAGGTTTTCCGCACCACCAGTGAGAAGGTGGCCGCCCCCATCGCCACGATGGTCACGACCGAATTTTTCCGACAATTTGAAAGGCTCTCGAAATGATTGATCCATCCCGCCCACTGCCGAAGCGACTGGCCGTGATCAAGGCGATTCAAGAACTGCTCGCCACCATCACCACCGCCGAGGGCGACGCCTTCGACATGGACATGAGCAAGGTGATGCGCAGCGTGGTCTTGATCGGCTCCGAACACCGCCCCGCCCCTGCCATCCTGTCGGTACTGGAAGCGCCGCGCCCCGACATCGCGTTCTTCGCCGACGACGGCCAAGGCCGCGCCGACAACTGGACGCTGCTGATTCAAGGGCTGACCCTGGACGACAAAACTGCAAACACCAAAGACGACGCCTACTTCTTGCTGCAAGACGTGGAGCGGCGTTTGGCCCGTATTACCGCTCTGAAGTCCGGGGGCAGGATTGCATACCCTGATGTCTATAAGCTCGATGGTAAGATATCGGGCGTCGAGATTGGCGCTCCTGTGGTACGCCCGCCAGAAGCCCAAGTATCGAGCTTTGCATTCTTCTACTTGCCTATCCGCGTTGGCATGGCAGTAGAGATTGGCGAGTAGAAGAACCGCTCGCATTCCCTGTAATTGAAACGACCTTTAAAGGAGAACTACCATGGCAGGCCCAGGTAAAAACTACGTGCTCGGTAAGGGCAAACTGTACTTCGATATGATCGAGCCGGGCAAGACGGTCGGCATCGGCGAGCGCTACTTCGGCAACACCCCGGAGCTGTCGTCCGCCCAATCGCAAGACACGCTCGATCACATCGACGCCGACCAAGGCATGAACGTGAAGGACGAACAGGTCACGATCTCCAACGACATGACCTTGACCTTCGCGTCCGACAACATCGAGCCGGACAACTTCGCCCTGTGGTACGGCGGCGACGTTGACAAGATGACCGTGGCCGCCGCGCCCGGCATCACCGATCCTAACCAGATCACCCTGAAGCGCGGCCTGTGGTATCAGGTCGGCGTGGACGCGGACACTCCATCCGGCACCCGCAACATCAGCAACGTGGTCATCTCCAAGGTCGTGCCGCCAGTCCCACCGGCAACCGATCCGACCCTGGCCCCGATCACGAACGCGAACAACGTGGACGTTGATCTGGTACGTGGCCGCATCTACATCGAGCCGGATGCTCCCGATCTGGTCGATGGCGATGTGCTGTCCGTGACCTACGACCAGGGCGGCATCACCCGCACCGTGATCGTCTCGAAGGGCAAGGAAATCCGTGGTGCGCTGCGCTACATCGCGGACAATCCTGTCGGCCCGAACAGCGACCACTTCTGGCCGTATGTGAAGCTGACCCCGAACGGCGACTTCGCGCTGAAGGGTGACACTTGGCAGCAGATGTCGTTCACCGCCGAAGTGCTGAAGAAGGACGGCACCACCGAGCGTCTGTACATCGACGGCGTTGCTGCACCTTAAACCATAACAAGG